ACCACAAAGGACTACTAAAAGGTATATTACCGAGGTGATGACTTACGGAGTTAATCAGGCCAAATGGAAAGCCGCTGAGGACTATTGCCGTCATAAAGGATGGGAATTTAGATTAATAACCGAAACGGAACTCTTTAAAAAGTAGTATAAATACCTACATGGTAGAAAAATATACATCCAAAGACCTACAAAAGTGGTTGTTTGATAAGGCATTGAGTGCCGCGGCACCTAAGGCACGTAAACTATTATTGGCATCAGACCAGAGAGGTCGTGATGATACTGTTATTGGAAAGTTATTCTTTTTTAAATATGATCCGAAGGGTAAACTGACATTAGCAAAGTATGACAAGTTTCCGATGGCATTTCCTATTGAAATGTATGAAGATGGTTTTCTCGGTTTGAACTTACATTATCTCAATCTAAGAGAACGTCAGGCACTATTAGGTCAGTTAATGAAGTTTCAGAATAACAAACTATACGATGAAACGACCAAACTAAAATTGAGTTATCAGTTATTACAAGGCAGCCGACGATTAGAGTCCTTATCCAGACCTTGTATTAAAAGATATCTTTATTCACAGGTTAGGTCGCAGTTTATTGAAATTAATGTGGATGAGTTTGACAAGGCAATCCAACTCCCAGTAGAAGATTGGGTATTTAAGAGGTAAAAATGGCATTCGCTAACACAGCAACAGGCATTCCAGGAATATCTGCTAATACTCCACTTTTTGGTTATTTTCCAACTATTGATTATGATATCAATAATATCGTAAATTATCTCAATGGTCCTCATGAAACCGTAACTGATATTTTCTTTCGTTTTAGTATTATGAGAAACATTATCAATAATACATCGTCTTATTATGTTTATAATGTTTTGGATGGAGATACTCCCGACCTATTGGCAGAAAATGTCTACAATGACGTAGGTGCTGGTTGGATGATTTTATATGCCAACCGAATATTTGATCCTCAGTTTGAATGGCCTTTAGATTATGACGCATTTCAGAAAATGATTATAGGTAAATATGGTTCTGTTGAAATAGCACAAGAAACAATACATCATTCCGAAATGACTATTACCAGAACCAATGAATATTTTGGAACTACATCTGTAACCAATTTTCAAGTAGACACATTCAGACTGACCGAACAATTTCCTAGTGTGGCATATGCCTATTATACACCTTGGACTTCTGTAACTTATAGAACAGCAGATAGTAACGTATTTACTGGCGATGATGTGGAGCCTGGATATCTAAGTGCCGATATCACTTACGACGATAAAGTCCAATATGCTCCACCTAGATCGGGTTCTATTCCTACTGTTACAAGTTATGAAGAATACGTAATTGATGGCAAAACAGTTTCCGTCGGTGTATCAGGACAAAATATTTCTATGTATGACTATGAACTTAAACTTAACGATGATAAAAGACTTATTAAAATCGTTAAGGCAGAATACTATCCAGAAATAATGACCGAGTTTAAAAAAATGGTTGGTGCTAAAGTTCAACCTTATTATTTGAGAGGGTTTGCATAATATGTCAACTGGTGGTAGTTATGATAAACTCAGGATTGATACGCTAGTTGGTATCGAAGGTCAAACATTTTCTGACGTTGTGGTAAAAGAATTAATGTTGGGTGAAAGTCTATTAACTCCTGGCCTACAAACTGCCGTCACCCTACAATCATTTGTTTATAGTTCACAACCTAAAATATGGGGTGATTATAAAAATAAACCAATGACCATTACTATGAACCAACCTGATGCTGGTTATAGTATGGAAGTTTCTCAACAACTTTATAGAATTGATAACAGAGAATTAGATTTTACAATAGGTCAAACCGAAACTCTAACCTTACATGCATGTGACCAGTCACTATTGAATGATGCACAATCATTAGTTTCCAAATCTTGGAAATGCACCATGCCTTCTGATATTGTTAATTATGTCCTACAGTCCTGTGCTGGTGCTCAAAACGCGGTAGTTGATAACGCCGGACCTGCTAGAGATTATATTGCAGAAAATATTCATCCATTTCAGGTAGTGGCACAGCAAGCAAACGTGGCATTATACGAAGGTAATGATCCATCATTTTTACATTACATGACTTATGAAGACCTAGGCACACATTATTTTAGAGCATTAGGTAAATTAATCAAACAATCACCAACCTTGGTTTTTAGTGCTTCTCAAGGCACCTCTCTTGATTTTGCTACAGGTGGCGCTGCCATATCATTTAGTTTTCCTTGTGACTTTGATTATCTATCAGACCTTCTTAATGGTATTGATGTTAGCGGTAATCCCATGAATACTCTAAGCACCATTAACCCATTTAACCAAGCAGGTAGTCTTTATGGTGGTTCTATTGGTGGATGTGGTATCGGTAAAGGCAATCATAAGACTGCTATAACCAACTCTGGTTCCGCACACCAACAAAATGGTTGTGAAATGAGTGTAGAACAATATCTATTATTAAGACAGGCCAGAATGGGACTATTGGAGAAAGATAAGATTGCTTTGCGTCTAACAGTTCCATGGAATCCAAATTTACATGTAGGCCAGATGATTGGTTTTCATTGGGGTGGAAAATCAAACTCAGACGGTGCATCTATATATGGTTCAGGTTCTTATTTGATTGTAGCACTAAAACACAATATCCAACTCGGTGGTTATGGAACCACAACAGTTGACTGTATTACTGGAAATATAGGTTAATCATGGCAAATCCAAATCTAGATCAATTTTCTATTCAACCTCACTTTGTCGTTGATCCAAAGAGTGATAGTTCACACAATAGTAACATGTCCACAAGGTCATTGAACCATGGTCCAGATGTTAATAACGAAGACCTTGGATTCTGGGGTTCAGCAATCAATCCAACACAATCAGGTCAGCAACAGTTTCCAGGTGGTCTTGATCCTGGTGCCATGGTTTATGTGCTTAAAGGATTAGGTCAAAGCGGCGGTGTTATTCTAGGTCTTGCTAATGCCATGAGAAATGGTAATGGTGCGGCAGGTGCTGGCGGTGGTGTTGATCTTATGGCCGGCGCCGTGAAAGAACTTATTAATACAACTATTGATGTTAATATTCCTCCACAAATCCAAGAGAGTGAAGAACGTGGTGCCAAGGTACGTACCATTAAAGAAAAAGGTACACAACATAGTTTAGGTGCTTTAGATGGTTTACCTAACCATGGTGCTTTGTTTAACATGTCCGGTTTCAGACTACCAGCAGTTAAAAATGTTCCAACTGCCAAGCAACACAATGACCAGATGATGACAGGTGATATATTTGGTCAGTTAGAAGGTCAGATTACTTCCATTGGTCAAATGTTACAAGGACTAATGCAGAATGGTTCTGGTGGAGGTGGTGGTTCTGCCAACTCTGGAGGTGGTCTAGGTAACGGTCAGAGTTATTGGCAAGACATTCATAGTGTATTAACTCCTAATATGTCTACCGCACTAACCAGTTTAAGTAATCTAATCCAAGGTCATGAAACCGATAATGGTGTTGGTTATGTTACAGGCGGTGTTGTTCACTATGGCATCTATCTGGAAAATGCGGCACAATTGTTAGCACAAGTTCAATCTATAGATGACCTTATGAATGTATTACAAAGATTACAATTTGATACATCTCTTATGGGACTCGACCAACTCAACAATACAGTAATACAAATACAAAACGCCTGGGGTGTGGCATTACAAGAGGTAGATTATAACGGTACAATCACAGTAACCTATGCTAACACTAGTATCCAAGGTGACTTTGCCAATAGTATGGCAAATGTTGCTTATGCTGGTGCGGCAGCACCTCAGCCTGCTTCTTCAGGGAGTGGAAGCGGTAGCGGTTCAGGTTCTGGTAGTGGTTCATCATCAGGTATGGGTAACATATTTGGAACAGCACAGCAGACCATACAAGATATGTGGAAACGTCTTGCCATGACACAAGAGCAATCTGCAACTCAAATGCATCAAAAACTAACACAGCAACAAGAAGCACAAAATCAAAATAAGGTTAATCAGGCAACTCAGCAAGGCCAAGACATAACCACATCTCTAACACAAGTATCACCATAGAGGAATGAATAGATGACTGATGTAACAGGAACA